AGTAGCTGTTCCGGTTCTTGGATTATCAGCAGTAGTATCGATGTAGCTGTTTTGATACTGTTTAACGTTACCACCACTGCGACGCAGATTCCATAGCAGCATACCTTTAGGATATAATGCAGGATCTGGAGCATCTGGATCTAAGAAGTTGTTGGTAATCAAATCTTCTATGGAGCTGGCCACTGTTGAAGTACCTGCGGTATTCCAACGTGCATCTGCAAACAACACGCCTTCTTCTGTGGTTTGATCTGCTTTGTCCACTAGTTCCCAACGCTGTGCAAGATCAGGGATATCACTCAAATTGGTATTGTATCTGTAAATGGTTGGAAAGTTTTCTAGATCTGCTGTGCTGATCCATATATCACCATTGGCTGTGGTCCCTTGCTTGTAGGGATTAGAAGCAGCTACGATAGGTAGATATCCATTTCTCAATGTTGCTGTGGCTGCTTCATAGTAAGGGGCTGTCAAATGACGATAGCCAACCCATGTGTTTCCGTTGTGTACCATTAGATCCACTTCTGAGAAATTAGGATTATACCATAACTGTCCGTCTTGTGGTTCGTTCAATGGAGCATCACCGGAGGCAGCGAATCTTGGATCCGAAGCTGCTAGTGGTTTCCATCCAGAAGCTAGATAGCCTCCAGTGGCAGTTTCTGCTGCGTAGAAGTTTTCTGTACCTGCTAGTGTATCTATGTTGTAGGCAGTGAAAGTGCTGGCTACTGGGGTTCCGCCGGTATCTTCTAGTCTAAAATCTCCACCCAGTATGTGACTGATAATCAGTCTGTTAGATGTTGCGTTGACTTCTGTAACAGAAGCCACAATGTTGGTAAAGCCAGCTGCATTGATAGCCGCTGCCATTAGTTCTGCATCTGCGCTGGTATTGACTGCTGTGAATGTTATTGTTTTCGCAGTGTCTAGAGCAAGTGTGGTTTTTAGTGATTCACTAATGGTAAATGTTTTAGTACCCGAAGATCCCAATGTACCAACCTTGATAACATTGCTGGTGATACTGGTAGCTGCGCCAACTGCAATATTCCTACGCCATAGTCTAAATGTAGCTGTTGTAGGAGTTGTGTCAAAGCCCGATGTTTCTTTGGCATTGGCCTGTGTGAATAATGCACTTTCTGGAATACCTGCTCCACCACCACTTCGATCTAGATAGTACAGTGCTGCTGCGGTAGTGTCATAGATAGGTGCTTCATAGCTGACCCATGACAGTGTTGCTGAACTCCAACGCTTGGCTCTCCAACGAGCACCGTTATTAGGTTCTGTGGTTTTAATCCATACACTGCCAGTGGCTGCTCCACCGACGGTATCTGTATTTTCACTACGTTTGTAGCTAGGTATAGATGTATGAGGCTGCTGTGCTAGGCGTGGGCTTAGATAAACTCCTGCTGTAATACCTAGTGCGCTAAGAGCTGTGGTTCCGTTTTCTAGTAAAACACGACCGTCTGGGCCTGATGAATCTAAAGGAGTTCCATCAGCTGCTGATCGTCCATCAGAATAAATGTATAATCTACCACTAATAGCCTGTGCATTAACACCTTGGATGCTGGCACTATTAATGGCTGTAGCTATTGCCCCAGTATTTCCTGATCCAGTGATCAGTTGGTTGTTGACATAAAAGTTATAACTCACTGAGCCGCTAACTGCTGAGCCACCAACCACTGGCCAACTAGCTGCCCATTCGTTAGAACCTACTAATACCCATTCGCCTGCATCAACAGCTGTTCCGCCGCCGGATACGCCACCGTTGCCTGTAGATTTATAATATATTCTAGCATATTCTTCTTCTGCACCAAATGAAGTGTCACCTTCTACAGTTCGAAATACCACTGCATAGTCACCGATCTTACCTACTCCTTCTTTTGGAGCATTGCCTGTAATCTTAGAGGGGAAATCTGCGTCTGTGAGTACAATCGGCACCTTGTATGTGAATTTCTGGCCGCCTGTGACGGTAGCGGCAGCGCCGTTCCACTCTTGAACACCCCAGGTTGTAGCCTGTGTATCAATCCACCACTGGCCGTTATTGGGATTCGCTCCCGGAGCGTCAGTCTGTGCTTCTAGTTCATCTAGGTCAATATCTGCTCTTACAATAAAAGCAGCATTGCTTACACCTAATAAACTATAGGCTGTAAGCAGTCCATATTCGTTGCGTTCTGAACCATGTACAGGAGTAGCACTGGCTGTTTTCTCAAAGAACGGAACACCAAATGTTTCTGTTAGTTCACGCTGGCTGGTTATCTTAAAGGCCTTGCCAGCATTGGCCGCTGTGGTACCCAATGCAGTGCCTGTGCCTGCTCCATTGGTTTTATCTTGCGCTGTTGCTACTACGATAAGAGGTGTAGTACCAGGTTCTGCTGGTGTATAAAAACTCTCGTCGATTACCGTAACTTGTACGCCTGGTGATTGTAGTGCCATCCCATTTTCTCCTGGTAATAGTTGCTCATAATATTTAGCCGTGCGCAACAAAAATGGATGGTTAATACAAGGTCAAAAGGGGTGGAAAAGGTACAGAAGCGTTAAATATCTGTATGCGACCATTATGCAAGTGCGGTGCAAGACCCTGTGCTGTGAACTACAAGAAAAATTCCAAGACCTATTACAGAAGTCTTTGTGAAATCTGCTTGACTCATGGTGTATATGCAGGAGTACCACGGTGGTTGCGCAGTGGCTATAAGATGAAATCTCAATGTGAGAAATGCGGATTCAGGTCGCCGCATGCGGAAGTATTTAGAGTGTTTCACATGGACGGCAATTTAGACAACTGTCGTCCTGCGAATCTAAAAACTGTATGTCTAAACTGTGCTGGCGTTTTGAGCAAAGAGGGAGTCACTTGGCGTCAAGGTGATCTCGTTGCTGACTATTGATTTCACTGTGTCGTAGAGCTCGTCTATGCTGTGATCGTTGATCAAGACATGATCAAACTCTGTGCCTACCCAAGCAGTTTCCGAAGCGTGTATCTTTCTCATTTTGAGATCTTGGTGTGCCCAATTATAGCCTTGATTAGCTGCCACGGCAGTATCATACCACTCAGGCAATGGACCACGTTGTACCCAGATGATTCTGCCACCTGCATTACGTATACTGGTAATTTCATTAGGAAAACGACAGTCTGAGATTACCACATGATCCTGTGAATTTCGTAGTTTGTTTTCTAGGCTGGCTATCCATATGTCATCATGGAAGGATTTTCTACAGACTTCTGTGCCCCAATATTGCAGGACCCATCGAGGAGTCAGTGTAGGCATGTCCAGTCGTTTGGCCCACCACGGATCCACCTGCTCTCGCCATTCACGTGCGGCTTTGGTACGACCTTCCAGCATGGTTCTGTCCCAACCAAATACTGCTGCTACCGCATCTTTCAGTGTGCTGGCAAATGATTCTCGTCTAAATTCGTGAAAGTTAACTAGATAGTCTGCGACTGTGTCCTTGCCGCTGCCAATAAAACCACATACCCCTATAATCATAAATGTCTCCTTACAAAGACAGTATACTATAGATCAATCACGGAGTCAAGAGTTTTTAGCCAATTACGAAAGAATAACCACTGCCGCCGGGCACTAGTTTCATTAGATCATCCACTAGTTTTTCCATTTCTGCAGTAGCTTCAGTTTTCATGGCAGCACCGTTGAGACCTGATCCGCCCTGTGGTCCTGCTATCTGTGCGAATTTTTCGCGAGCCTGGCCCAGCATCATCTTGCAGTTGGCCAAGGTATAGTCCTTGATCCACTGTCCAGAATACACGTCATCTATGATGGCAAAGTCTGGTTTGGTGTTATAGACCTGTAGCATCACTGACTCTTCACCCCTAGGTCTTTGATGTATGATCAATTTATGGCTCTGCGGATGCCATGTGAAGTTTATAAAAGACCCAAACATCTTACCTACCAGTTCCTGATATTGTGAGAATAATTCATATGTGGCTAATCCGCCCATGTTGGTAGAACTTAGCAGATAGGTATTAGAGTAGGCCAAGTTAAATGGTTCGAATACTGTGCCCCCAGTACCGTTGCCAGTTCTAGATCCCACTGAACGACGGAATATCTGACGAACCTGTTGTATTTCTTTAGGCAGGATATATTCGTTGACGCTTTCGGTTAGTGTTAGAAAACAATAGCTTTCCTCTACGGCGTTGTCGCTGCGCTGTCGAAATACCGCTAGGCTGCGGTTAAGTGCTGTTTCGTAGTGTATAGGGTCTAGTTCTATGTCGATCATGCCGTCGCCCAGCATGGCCTTACAGTAGTCGAAAACCTGTTGTTTTGCTTGATCAGTTGTGCTCATGATAGTATTTATCGCAGCGGTAAATATATGACTATGCCAAGACTCAGTCTCTACCGGCCTCAAAAAGGCAATGATTATAAATTTATCAATAATACCGTTTGGGAAATGTTCCAGGTTGGCGGCACGGATGTGCTGGTGCACAAATATCTTGGGCCCGATGCTGCGGTACAGGGTAACACACCTTCTACGCCCACATACAATACAGACGATCCTTTTAACATACAGGATCTATTGTTCTTAGAAAATCGTGATCGTAAATATGATCCAGACGTTTATCTGCTGCGCGGGGTGTACAATCTTTCAGACATAGATTTCAATCTCAGTCAATTTGGACTGTTTCTACAGAACGACACTATTTTTATCACCTTCCACATCACAGACACTGTGGAAAAAATCGGTCGTAAAATCATAGCAGGTGATGTGATAGAACTGCCGCATCTCACTGACGAGTATGCTCTGAATGATCTGCAGTATGCGCTGAAAAGATTCTATGTTATAGAAGAAGTTTCTAGGGCTGCAGAAGGATTTTCTGTGACATGGTATCCACATCTGTACAGAGCCAAATGCAAACCATTGGTAGACAGCCAAGAATACAAGCAGATCCTAGACGGTATCGCCAACACAGACTCAGACCGAGGCGCCTACAATGCTGACATCACATACTATCCTGGAGATATTGTTACAGGAACAGATGGCAAGAAGTATGAAGTCGTTCAAGAAGTTACTGGCATAGCACCACCCAATGGAACCTACTATACGATAGCAGACACGCTGAAAGATATTATCTCAACCTACAACAAAGAAATGCAGATCACTTCGGCT